GTAAAGGCAATTAAAAAATGAGTGCATACATGAGTGCCGCAGAGGCAAGAAAAAAGACATCAATTGACTTAACTATACACGGTGAAATAAAAGCAATTGAAACACAAATTATTACTGATGTTGCCGCTGGTAATTTAGAATCTACTATTGCTACAGGTACTACAATGACAACCACAGGTGCAACGGCACAATCCTACTACAACGTATGGCAAGGTAGTGTCGAAGACAGATCCAAAAAATATCAAATGGATCGTGTGATTAAGTATTTTCAAGATGCTGGTTACACGATAGAACGACAAACAGACGCAACTACAACCAATACATTCGATTGGAAAATTTACTGGTAAAAAACTGTTTGACAATTATTATAAAACATATTATAATATATCCATGACCTCAAAATTTGAATATCCCCCATCAAGACGAGCCATGGTTAAAGGTAGCCGTTTATACGAAATCGGCGACGAAAACTTACCTAGTGTAACAACTATATTAGATGCTATGTCTGATAAATCTGCAATTATAGCATGGCAGAAACGTATAGGCATGGAAGAAGCAAATAGGCAAAAAAAAGAAGCAAGTGGGTTAGGTACCGCAACTCATAAACTTGTTGAAAACTATTTGCTAAAAGAAGAATCAAAACCAAAAGGTAATTTAGTTTGGCAAATGGCTGAAAAAATTAGTAAGCCTATTATAACAAATTTACACGTACATATGGATGAATTATGGGGTGTAGAATGTACATTATTTTATCCTGGACTATATGCAGGTACAAGTGATTGTGTAGCAGTATATAGAGGAGAACCGGCAATATTAGATTTTAAAACATCTAAAAAAATAAAGAAACGTGAATGGATTGAGAATTACTTTTTACAATGTACTGCCTATGCATTAGCACATAATCAAATGTTTAACACAGACATTAAAAATTGTTATATTTTAATGGTAGATAGAGATGGAAACTTTAAAGAGTTTGATTTAAGTACCGACTTTGAATTATATTCAAATAAGTGGTCTGAAATTGTCGATAAATATTATGAGCTAAATACAAATAGATAAGAACTTCCATTTTAAGGATTTATAATAAATGGCAACAACGACAGCACGAATGCAAGTAAGAAGAGGCAATCAAGCCGATTTACCTGTACTTAACGAAGGCGAATTTGGATATGCTACTGATACTCAGCGTTTATTCATTGGTAATGCATTTGAAACATTTACAAGTACAGGAAGTGCTGGTCAAGTTCTAACTCTAGTAAATAAAACTGTCAAACCAGATACATTAACTGTTTTAGCAGATGCAGGTTCAGGTTATAGTAAACTAGCATTAACAACAGATTATACCTTATCAACTAACCAAGTTACACTTGTAAATGGAGTTACTGCTACAGGTTCTCCAAATGTAAAAGTAGGTTATAACAGTGAAGTTGGTATGACTGGTGGTGCCCAACAAGCACATCATGTAACATTAGCTTCTGGTACAAATGTTAATACTGGTTTTAGTTTTAATACTTCATACTATAATACCATGTTTATGGATTATACGTTGAAACAAGGATCATTATTTAGAGTCGGTACATTACGATTTATCACAGACGGAACGGCAGTAAGTTTGCATGATTCATTTGAAGATTTATCAACTACCCTGGGACTCACATTTTCAACCGTTATTGCAACAAGCATTGTTGATTTAAAATACACGGTTGCCACGGCGACTGAGTTTTTCTTCCAAATCAGGGTATGGAATACCTCAGTGTAATAAATAGTTTTTACATGCAAATAGCATTGTTGCTAGAAGCATTATCAAAATACAATTCAAGAATACAATAGAAGGAGTGTTGATGTCTGGTTTACCTACCGAATACCAATCATTTATTCATTTGTCTCGATACGCAAGATGGGACTATGATAAGGAAAGAAGAGAAACGTGGAACGAAACTGTTGCCCGTTACTTTAATTTTTTTGAAGAACATATTAAAGAACAATGTGGCTACACATTAAAAAAAGAAGAACGTAAAGAATTAGAACAAGCAGTTCTTAAATTAGAAGTTATGCCAAGTATGCGATGTATGATGACTGCAGGAGAAGCATTAAAAAGAGAAAATGTTGCAGGATATAATTGTTCATATATTGCAATAGATCACCCAAGATCATTTGATGAAATTTTGTACATATTGATGAATGGTACAGGCGTAGGTTTTAGTGTTGAAGAAAAATTTACAAATAAAATGCCAATAATTGCTGAGGAATTATATCCAACAGATACAAATATTGTTGTTGCAGATAGTAAACTTGGCTGGGCAAAAGCATTTAAAGAATTAATTAGTTTATTATACGCTGGTCAAATTCCAAAATGGGATTTATCCAAAGTTAGACCAGCAGGTGCACCATTAAAAACATTTGGCGGAAGAGCATCTGGCCCGGAACCTCTTAATGATTTATTTCACTTTACAATTGCTACATTTAAAGGTGCATCAGGAAGAAAATTAAAACCAATTGAAGCACATGACATTGTATGTAAGACAGCAGAAATTGTTGTTGTTGGCGGAGTTAGACGTAGTGCATTAATTAGTTTATCAGATTTAAATGATAGAGAATTACGTTTTGCAAAAACAGGGCAGTGGTGGGAAAAACACGGACAGAGAGCTCTTGCAAATAATTCAGTTAACTATCAAGGAAAACCAGATATCGGCACATTCATGAGAGAATGGCTTAGTTTATATGATAGTAAATCCGGCGAACGTGGTGTTTATAACGGAAAATCGGCACAAGCACAGGTGCAACGAATTAACGAAAGGAACGGTAATGAAGGACAACGAAGAGACCCTGAGCATGACTTTGGCACAAATCCGTGCTCTGAAATCATTTTACGGTCCCGTGAATTCTGCAACCTTAGCGAGTGCGTTATCAGAAGAGGGGACAATGTTGAATCTCTGGAAGAGAAAGTACGAATTGCGACAATCCTTGGAACTTTTCAATCAACCCTTACTAACTTCAAATACCTCACAAGACAATGGAAATCAAATTGTGACGAAGAACGACTTTTGGGAGTATCCCTCACAGGAATAATGGACAACCCATTAACCAATGGAAAGAAAAAAGGATTGGAATCTTTATTGGAGGGGTTAAGAGATGTGGCTATCAGAACAAATAAAGAATGGGCAGAAAAGCTCGGAATCAATCAGTCAGCCGCCATTACTTGTGTCAAACCTAGTGGTACTGTTTCTCAGCTCGTTGATTCTGCTTCTGGTATTCATGCCCGCCATAATCCTTATTATATCCGAACTGTAAGAGCGGATAATAAAGATCCATTATGTAAATTTATGATGGAGGCAGGTTTTCCAAATGAACCAGATGTAATGAAGCCAACCCATACTACTGTTTTTAGTTTTCCAATGTCGGCACCAAAGGATTCAGTATTTAGAACCGATATGACTGCAATTGAACAGTTAAATCTTTGGATGAAATACCAAACTCATTGGTGTGAACACAAACCATCTGTCACTGTATCCGTTAAAGAGCACGAATGGATGGAAGTTGGTTCATGGGTATGGGAAAATTTTGATGCAGTAAGTGGCGTATCATTTTTACCATTTAGTGAACATACGTACAGACAAGCACCTTATCAAGATTGCGATGAAAAAGAATTTAAAGATAGTTTAATTAACATGCCTCAAAATGTTGATTGGACCAAACTTTCTAATTTTGAAAAAAGCGATTTTACAGCAGGATCTCAGGAATTAGCTTGTTCTGCTGATACCGGTGGTTGTGAATCCGTTGATTTAACAGAATTAATGGATGTACCAACTCAAAACGAGGAATATGCTAGTAAGTAAAGATAACGACGAAGTAATGACAGTAAGTTTAGCAGGCGGTCAGGAAGTAATGGGCCGCCTGACTACAGAAGACGGTGCCCAATACTTAACCAAAGCAATGACTTTGCAAGGAACAACGCAAGGTATAGCAATGGTTAAGTGGCCCGCAACAGGCGATAATAGTAAGGTATGGATTAATAAAGATCAGATTGTCGCAATGGCTCCAGCAGTAAAAGAATTAGCCGATAAATATATAGAAGCAACAACTGGGATAGTAGTCTAATGCCACAAGTACAACGAAGATCAGATAAAAACGACTCGGACGGTATTATTGATTTAATACCGCAGAGTACTGTTTTTGCTAATAATTTGGAAGTAGCCGTAGACGGCAGTCAAGGAACATTTCATTTTCCGTGGTCTTATCCCCATTTTGGTTCAACTACAAAACCATATGTATGGAAGACTACCGCCGGAAGTCCAACTGTTTTCGCAAACAATATTCCTGTTAATCGCCAAGGAGACCCAGATTCCTGTGGTCATGTTCGTGTTGGTGGGAGCCCAGATGTATTTGCAGATGGGTAACATGAATGGCATTCAACGACTTTAGTAATGGACTATCATCATTTAATGACTATATATCACCAACAGTAAATAACACTACTAATTTACTAGGTGATTCTAGTCTAGTAGGTGTACAAGCAGAATATAGTTATAATCTAAAGGATATGATATGTGCCTTGCTCGCCGGGCAAGGTTTACTATTACCTAATCTCCAAATTTGTCTAACAGTAGCATTAGACGAAATATTAAAAAATCCATTACAAGGTGAGTTAAAAGATGCTTTAGAATCATTACGTGATTCTATGGATTCATTTAATGAGCATACAGGCATTGATAATGTTCTTAAAAACCTTAATGGTGTTATAAGTGAAGTTGCCGCAATTGGTAGCATGATTAATTTTTGTGCTGATCCCGTAAATCCAAAAAGTATTCCTAATATGCTCGAAGGTGCTTTTGGATCTTTTTTAGGTAAAGGTTCAGATATAATAAATGCTATTGGGTCAATTGGTCCCGACAATATGTGTGCTTGTGTAGGATTAGATGGTACATTTAATTTTTCTAGTTTAAATTCCGGTGCATTAAAAACAATATCTGATAATCTATCAGATATATTAGATGGTAGTTTTGCCGCAGGTAGTTTATCGAGTTTAATATCAAGTATTAATTCTAATGTTAATGATTTAGAAAGTTTAATTAGTTTAGAAGGACTATTAAATGGTGCATATAGTAACGGCGGAAGTAGTTTACACGGAGGCGAGTGTAGCTCTCAATTAGGATTACCAAGATCACAAGGTGTTGGTACTTCATTTAAAGGTGGAGTAAAAGATGCAACAAATGTCGCTAATAATTTATCTGCAACATTTGACAAATTAGGTGGTTATCCTGTTGCAGGTATAGCAGGCACAAGCATGGAAGGACAAGAATTTAATAACATTTTTGAAGTTCTTGTAGAGCCAGAAATGCTTGCATTACTTAAAAAAGGTAATAACTACGATGCACTGATACAAGAAAAAACACCTGTATATGATTATTGCGGTAATATAACAGGCTATTCAACAACTACATTACACGGCGAAGCAACACCAACATCAGGCACAACCGTTGTATCACAAACTGCACCTGGTGCAGTAGGCAGTATTGGTGAAACTACTGCCTCAAGTGGAGAAGAATCCGGAGCAACTACATCACCAAGTAGTGGAACAAGTGGTAGTGGTGGAACAAGTAGTAGTTCGAGTACATCGTCGACTGCAAATGTAATTATTGTATCTAGTCAAGCAGGTTTAGAAGCATTAACAGTATTAGAAGGTGCAATAGCAATACGTGAAGATAATAATGTACTCTATGTATATCTTAATGGTGCATGGCAGATAGTTACAATTTTACCGACAACATGGCTTGATAATCTTAATACTTCATCAGGTTCTGGCATACTTGCACGGTCAGGCGATAATCCATTATATAGAACAATAACCGGTACTGCAAATGAAATTACAGTTTCGCAAGGCGACGGCGTTGCAGGTAATCCAATAGTTGGTCTCTCAGATAATACAAGAATACCAGGCACAGGTGGTATAGTTATTCCTAATGGAACTAATGCACAACGTACAATAACTAATAACGGTACTTTACGTTATAATACAGACACAAGTGTTCTTGAATTTCGATCTACAGATTGGAAAACAATTACTCATTCTTTTAGTGATACTGGAACATCGGGTGCTATTAGTTTAATTAAAAGTGATGTTTCTGGTGATATTACATTAAAAAGACTTAAACAAGGTACTGGTGCAAGTTTAGTAGATCAAACAGATTATATAGAAATTCCAACCGGAGCGCCATGGACTTTAAACCAATCACAGAATTCTGACGGGCAAGTTTATACCGCTACATTTACATCATCAAGTAATACTGGAGAAGAAGTATTATTTGATAGTGCTCAGATAGGACCAACTAATGATAAAGCATGGTATTATGATGTTCGCTTTATAGGACGACAAGTAGGTGGTACATTACAAAATGCTTTTAAAGTAGAAGGTGTAGCAGATAACACAGGCGGAACACTAAGTATTGTTGGTACAAATGCAAAAACAACATATCAAAATTCAGCAACTCATTGGAATGCAGATATTATTGCTGATACAACTACTAATAAATTAAAAGTTATGGTTTACGGTGAAACAGGACAATCCGTAAAATGGAGTATATTTTTTAAATTACTAGAAGCATAACATGTACAAACCTCTTCCAGACGGCGTAACAATAAAAGACTCGGGTATTCATGGCCTTGGACTTTTTGCTACTAAAAACATTTCTCAAGGTAAAACGATAGGACAAATTCATTTCTTTGTAGATGGACAACCAACACGTACACCACTAGGTGCTTTTGGTAATCATTCAGATAATCCTAATTGTGAAAAATTTTGGGATTCTTTAGTAGATGGTGCAGGTTGGTATATTCGAGCAAAACGAGATATTAAAATTGGTGAAGAATTAACTTGGATTTATACGTTATATAAAATTGCTTGACTTTCTTGTTTCAAATATGTTATAATACTGTTTATGCAGTATAAATTTCCTTTGAAAAAAATTCTAGATTTTATACCTAAAAACGATTCATTTAGTGTCAGAACGAGAAAAGATTCTCCAAAAGAGATTCGTTCTCGAGGCATTTATATGTTATTTTCACCGAGTTTTGGTATTTTTTATATTGGAATTAATGCTAGTGATAATGATGCATATAATACAGGAACACCACAAAGATTACGTCAACATGCTAGAAAATTATTAGGAATTACAAAACACGGTACAAAACAAACTAGGAATTGGGATGAATTTCGCGGTATATTTTTTACTAAAGATACATTAGATGATGTGGAGGTTATATTTACCCCGTACACGAAATTTACTAGTAAAAAGACTTTAGAAATGCATGAATCTCACCTAATTGAGGTTCATCAACCTCGGTGTAATTCCGGGGAATCTACCTAAAATTTAGGTAAATATAAACACGGTCAACGACACTTTGTTGATAACGTATGGACGGCGGTGCGAATCCGCCCGCCTCCACCAAGGGGGTACAACAATGAGTAACCAAGACCTGTTTTGGGCCTTTGTACTTTTATTAGGATCCGGAGGGTTAGTATGGATCTTAGATGTAGTATTCCGTTGATGGGGGCGACTTAGATTTCGACAGCGTTTTGAGGCATTGGAGAGACTGTATTAAACTTAACTGCAAACAACGCAGATTATAGTCCTAATTATGCAATGGCATTAGCCGCATAATTTAGCGAGTTTTTAGGATTGCACTTGGGAACAGAAGCAATCCTACTTTAGGAGAAAAAGTAAATGGATATTATTAAAAACATATC